CTACACAACCCGAGGAGAAAAAGAAATCACTAGCGGACTGGGCAGCGCGGATCGGGGAAGAAGCTGCAGAGAAGATTAAATCGGAGGCCGCGGTGCGTGGAACGGCGATGCACAAGATCCTTGAAAAGTATGTATTGGAAGAGGGTTACTTGGATGAAACTTCTGTTGGTAAACAAGCACACAACATGGCCTTACAAATTATTCAAAGTGGATTATCAAATGTTACAGAATACTACGGAACAGAATGCACATTATATTATCCTGGATTATATGCAGGACAAACTGATTTAGTTGGAATACACAAAGGTCAGGATGCAATCATAGACTTCAAACAAAGTAATAAACCTAAAAGACCGGAGTGGATAGGAGATTATAAACTTCAACTGGCTGCATACGCCATGGCTCATAACATTCTATTCAATACACAAATTACAAAAGGTGTTGTGATGATGTGTACAAAAGATAATTACTATCAAGAGTTTATTATTGAGGGCGAAGAGTTTAAACAAAGTATGCATAACTTTTTAAGGAGGGTGGATGAGTATTATAGCTCAAGAGCAAAGACGTCTGGATAATATATATACTATGTATAGGAAAACGGACGGAGATATGAAAAAAATGTGGGAAAAGAAATGGTATGAATTAGTTAAAAAAATAGGGAGGAAGCTAGATGAGAGTAAGAGACTTACAACAGATCTTGGGAAAATTCACTGATGGTGAAAAAGGTACTAACATATCTGATTGTCCAATTTATATTGAAACTAAAGATGGTTATATGGAAGAAGTTAGATTTATAGCATTAGAAAAAAATAAATTAATTGGTTCTCCGGAACCAGCAAGAATAATTTTAAAACATGAAAACTTACAAAGGTTCAGATCACATACATATACAGGACCTAAAAAGAATCATGGTATTTAAGGAATCCCTAGGGAACGGGGCTGAAGCTAGCGTGGAGGTCCCGTGTACATAGAATTGGTCAAGTATCCTGACGTATTTTTGCGATCAGCAAGCAATACTGTACCTTTTCCACTAGATGATAAGACTAGTAGGCTCATAAAATTTATGGCAAAAGCTATGTACCAAAATAATGGTATAGGATTAGCTGCAATACAGGTTGGCTATCAATTACGTATGTTTGTTATGGATTGCTCACGTAGTCAGAATGGCTACAAAGTATTTATTAACCCAGAAATTTTAGAGAAATCTACTGAAACATTACGTGATAATGAGGGTTGTCTATCAGCTCCAGGCAAAACTGGAGACGTAAGCAGACACATTAGAATAATTTTAAAATATCAAAACGAAAAAGGAGAGGAGGAGAAAAAAACATTTTACAATTTAGAGGCCAGGTGCATACAACACGAGATGGACCATCTAGAAGGTAAATTGTGTATAGATTATGAAAAAGGTAACTATAGTCGGGACAAACATAAGTCCCAAACAATGGTCGAATCTGATTTTAGAGCTAAATCTGATACGTAAACAATGGAAACCCTATGCAACTCTAGAGCTGCAAGGACCGGGGGTGAAGAAAATCATTAATTATGGCACAAATGCGTCCAGTATTGCGTTTGTGACGAAAATGGGGCTAAAGGATAGGTAGCTGTGCCAGTGTATAGTGGAATCCTGGAGCAATTTTATTTTTTTAAAAGTAAAAAAAACCTCTGGCACACTTGGCACACCCTGTTTTTGGCTTATAAGTGTTGGTATAAGCGAATAATAGTGTGCCACGCCTCTTGGCACAGCTTGGCACAGTTGTTGGTATTGCTAGCTTTTTGCAATTTTGCTCTGGCACACTCTGCTACTCGACGCGCGCGACCTTTTTTTTATTTTGAAAAACTTTTTTGCCCAAAAATCTCACTATACAGTATAAGATCGATATGAGACGTTTGAAAAAATCTAAATATAAATCTGTAATTATTAAGAAGAAGAGATATTACTTCTATAAAATCACATGGCTTGACATCACGGGTGACAGCGGGCACGCAGACTTACACACAGCTATGGGTTTTATGCCATCAGAAATGATAACTCATGCATACTTGTTAAACAAAGATAAAAAGAATGTAAGAACCTTTGCAAGTTATGAAGTTAATGATGAATTATTTAGTGATAGAAATGTATTCCCAAAAGGGTGTATAGTTAAAATGGAGAAAATAAATGAAAAATAAAAAATTTAATTATGATGGTAGATCAAGACCTACCAATGATTTGTACAAAGAAAACTTTAATAGAATCTTTAATCCTACATTGACAAAGAACATGCCTAATGTAAAATGGGACCAACTTCCACCAAGGAAGGGACCAGACTCACAAGGAGTAAATTATGGCAAAACTATACGAAACAGTGACAAACAAGTGGTCACTAGTAAAAAAATTTCCAAGTAAATATTGGGGTAGAGTTATTTCTCTTCTGAATCACTATCAGGGTTTGATTCTTCTTCTAATACTTCTGCATCTTGCACTGGTGTAACATTTTTAATTGCTTCATTATCTTCATTAAACATAGAATTTAATGCGTTCTGCAATTCTTCAGGATTTAATTTATCGTAGTCTACATCTACCTTAATTAATTTTCTTTCAATGTTTAAACCACCTACTTGGCCTCTAGTCTTCTCTGCATTTATAGCTGCTGACATTTGTTGTAACTTTGATGATTTATCTCTTAACTTACCAAGATCCTCTAAATGTTTTTGATAATTAATTCCATACTTCTGCATAACTTCTTCTTTTAATTCATCTCTGTACTTAACAACTAATGGATATATTTTTCTGTTTTGTAATTCTGATGCTGATTGTCTTGGTCTTGTTCTGTACCCTGCTTTAAATGCTGCCTCTGATGCACTCATTGGTGTACCATCTTTGGGATTTCCAAAGATAAGTAACTCTGCAAATTTCATTTGTTTTTCAGTTAATGTTGGAGCTTTTGGCATAATTTGACATTTATAACATGTACGATTATAAGTCAATATGCGTACGATAATGACGTACGAACAACACTAGGTGTACGATGAAAAAAGAATCTAAATTTTGGAAATTGGTTAAGAAGAAAACACCTAAAATTCAATGGACAAGACTAGAGTCTTGGGCATCCTTTGGTGTACCAGATCTATTGGGATATAATGATTCTTGTGGTTTTTTCCTGGTTGAGCTTAAGCTAGTTTATGGTAACAAAATAAGCTTTAGTCCTCATCAAAAACTATTTCACATTACTCGTACAAAACGTAACTTTATACTCGTACACGACCCTTCCCTTAAGTGTACCAAATTGTTTGAAAGCTCCTCGATCCCCGGTCTGCTTGTAGACCACCGCGAAACGCCTTCCCTCGCAATCAACGATTGGGACCACATTCAACGTTGCTTGCTCGCTTCCTCATCTGACGCTTGATCGCTCACCTGCTCGCGGCTCGTGGGCCCACCCACCCGCCTGCTCGCTCGCTCGCTCTCCAGCTTGTTGGCTTGCTCGCTCGCCAGCTCGCGCTCCTTCTCCAGCTGCTTGCGCTTCCTTTCCATTTCTTTGTAATATTTTGGGTGATGCCACATTAGAATCATTCTAAACTAGTGAGCTAAATATGCAACGTTGTGCACATCCTTGGACCAGCACGCCCGGCAGTCCTTACACTCATTATCTTGCTGCGGAGCGGGACACGTGGCCAGCGTCGGATCTTTTACAACGGTTGAACAATTGGCCCAGCTGTTCGCGGCCGGCTGCCCAATCATTGGCATTGAAAATCTAACAACTAAATTTGCTGGCGCCTGATCAATATACTCTTTTGTCCACGCTTCCCGCGTTGGCATCCAGTGCTGCACGTCAGGTGACAGCCTGCAAACTTCAAAAATTTTCATTAAGTGCTCGACGTCCTGAACGTCGCCGGAGTCGTGCCATCTAAAAAATTTTGTTTTTTTAGAATTAATTTGTGTTGCCATGGCCTGAACCCATAACGGGTGACGGATGGCCTCCAGCCTTTTATATTGAGCCGCCTGAACTACCGCGAAGACATAACAGCCTTTTAATGCATAGCAGTCATAACAGGTGCTGCCCTTTACTTGCTGTAATTTTTTGCCGGTCTTGCATTCTTTAGCTGGCAGGCCATAAGCGTGGCCAGGCATTTTAGACGGCTTCGACAGCGAGCCGGTGATTTGTTTTGCTTCTGTTGTTTTCATAATTATCCTTTCTTATAAATTCCCATACTAAATAATTCTACTTGCTTGTCAACTTTTATTTTTTTATTGACAATGCATGCTTGTGACCCTAGGGCCCACCCTCCCCCCCGGCTCGCGAGCTTGCGCTCGCGCTTCGGTAAGTTAGGATAATGATCAGCAGAGCAGACGCAAAGCGCCTCGACATTCCACTGATCCCAGGTCCATCATCCCACTGCCTAGGTTTACCTCCAGTGTGATGGACCAGGGATCAGCACCCAGTGAAGACGGCCTGCAGTAGGCGGTGTGACACTGGGTTGATCTTTTATTTATGAATTGCGATCCATAAATTCCTGAACTTTTTTTTCGGCTTCGGCTTCCATTTCAGCATCTGATTTATGGAACCAAGGCTCACCTAAAACTTTGTTAATTCCTCCATAATATTTTTTTTGAAGATCTTCAAGGTACTCTTCATAAAGTCCCTCTTCTAATTTAACTATTATTTCATTGCTCATAATTATCCTTTCTTTAACTAAATTACTTATAACATAATATCCCATACTGTCAAATAAATAATTAATTTTTATTCAACCTATGCTTGTGAGCTCCGGGCCCACCCTCCCTAAAAATAAATAAAAAAAGATTTGACTTATATTTTTATTTTGATATAAATTCCCATAACTAAAGAAAGGATAAATATGTCAAAAAGACTAACACTAAACGCAGAAAAAAGAAAAATTATTGCAGATGTTTTTAAAGGTCATTGGGAAAGTGAAGATAACCCAAAAAGACAGGCACATCTAAAAGCAATAGAAAACTACAACCATGCAAGGTCAATTACAAAATCACTTGCAGAAAAAGTTGTAAGAGCACATCAACCAATGGAAGATATTGAAACAATTAGAAGTATGAGAGCAAAATACAATTCAGCAGGTGGCGAGTTGTACGAGGATAATTGTTTTTATTTTAATCAACCAATTATAAAAGTTGATGACGAGGGGCGAGAGTATGAAAGTCAAAACGAGGAACATGTTAAGTTTGATTTAGATGATAGAGATTTTGCAAGGTCTTATTATAGAGATGAGATTAATGCAAAAGGTCTTGACGCAGATTATAAACTTAAAATCAATGATGACTATTCAAAACGAAACCCAAGCTATTATGACATGGAAAGTAAAGTTGAAAACTTTTTGGGTTATGGTCGTAGAAATGATGATACAGGAAATGCAGTTTATCATAAAGACGAGTGGGAAAATGATTTCAAACTTGATGTCATTGGAACTTCTTACTGTCATTCTCGTCAATTTAAAGTTGATGAAGATACAATAAAAGTATTTCAAATGTATAATCAATCGGTTGAAAATGTAAAACTTACTCATCAACAATTATATAATTATGTTGAAAATAAAATGAGTAAATTAAGACTTGGTTTAAAGTCTTATAAATATTTTGACCAAGCTAAATCACTTGCAGATAAACTTGGAATACCTTTAAATGAAAGTGTGTTGAATGAAAGTAGCTCAATGGCATTATCAATTTATAGTCCAGAAAACTTGGCAAGTCTTTTAGAAGATAAGGTTGAACAAACTAGAGATGAAAAAATTGCTATTGCGAAAGCATTAATGCAACAACAACAAAGTGTTAATTAAGGGTTGACACTATGGGATATTCTATGTTAGAATATCCCATAACAAAAGAAAGGATAATTATGTTAATAGACGATACATTAGATGTTGGCAGTAAGTTTATAATTACTTATAGACCAATGACTCACAATGGAGTTGAGCGAAAAAAACTAAAAGATAATAAAAAAACTAGATCAATAACTAGACGAGCACAATGGACTGCTAAATGCAGAATTGTCCGAGATAAGATATCTAATAAAATTAGATACATGACTTATTATGATCTTGACCAACAGGGTTATAGGTGCGCAGTAGGTCAAGTTATGATAACTGCCGAGGTAGCTTAATGACTGATTTTCATTGGTGCCATGGACCGAGTTGTCATTCCAATAAAACATTGGACAGGGTGCGAGGTGTTAAAGGTCAAAAGGTTTTAAGAACTCGTAAAGTACAAATTAATAATTGGAATAGAAATAGTTTTTATTCCAAGTTTTGCAGTAATGGTTGTTATAATGATTTTGCTAATAAGTATGTAAATGAAATAACTGCGATTGCGCCTAGATTAGATTGTCTTGAAACACCAATAGACGATCCAAAAAAAGAAAGGATAGAAACAACGTATGGTTATAACTATACAACAACGACGATTAATGTAAGAGAATAACTCACACAACATCTTGGGTATGGGATAATCCCATACCCTATGCAATAACTACATAGCTCGTGAACTTTGGGCCCACCCACCCCGAGGGGTCCCAGGCCATTTCAATATAGGCTCGCGAACGATGGGCCCACCCACCCCAAACTAGATAGGGATCCTAATATGTTTACCTTTACAGTTTGATTTAGACATAAATCTAGGGTAAATTTCAAATCGAGAGGAAAACAGAATCAAAAAAATTCTGCAAAAAATTTTATGAAATCCAAAATGAAAAGTAAACCTGAATACTTAAATCCAGAGTTTACTAAAACCTTATCCTACGAACGTCAAAAAGAATACGCGAAACTCCACACGCTGTTACTAAAGAAACAAAAGCAAGAATTAATTAGAAATGATTTTATGTCTTTTGTAAAAGAAGTTTGGCCAGAGTTCATTGAAGGTAGACACCACAAAGAGATAGCTGATAAGTTTAATAAGATTGCATCTGGCAAAATTAAAAGACTAATTATCAACATGCCGCCAAGACATACCAAGTCAGAGTTTGCCTCGTTCCTCCTTCCGGCATGGATGGTTGGTAGAAAACCTGATCTTAAAATTATACAAACAACCCACACAACGGAGTTAGCAATTCGTTTTGGACGTAAAGCTAAAGTTTTAATCGATAGCCCCGAATACCAAAGAGTGTTTGAAACAAGACTCGACCCCGATTCGCAAGCCGCGGGTAAATGGGAGACAGAACAAAAAGGTGAATACTACGCAGCCGGTGTTGGATCAGCAATCACGGGCCGTGGAGCGGACTTATTGATTATTGATGACCCACACTCGGAACAAGACGCAATGAATCCAGAGGCGCTGGAGCGTGCTTATGAATGGTACACGTCAGGTCCACGTCAACGTCTTCAACCTGGTGGAGCGATTGTATTGGTTATGACAAGATGGAATCAAAAAGATTTAACAGGAAAACTTTTAAATGCACAATCTAAATTAAAAGCAGATCAGTGGGACGTGGTTGAGTTTCCAGCAATCCTTCCAAGCAATAAACCTATTTGGCCAGAGTATTGG